CGAAAAAATCATACAAAACGTACACTTTACGAATTATTCGTAATATGGTATATTAAAAACGTAATCAATATAGGAGGTGAAATCATGACTGATTTACAAAAAGAAACTATAGTTAAAAACATAAAAAAGTATTTAAAAGAAAATGATATGACTCAATCTGAATTGGCTAGTCAAATTGGTATTGCAAGAAGTACACTAAGTGATTATATGAATTACAGAGCTAAACCAAGTTCAGGTGTTCTTGAGAAAATGGCTGCCGTATTCGGCGTAACAAAAGCTGATATTGATACAACTTATAAAAATAAAAAAGCCGCTATTGTAGATGGTGTATTGCAATTAATTTCAGAAGAAAGAAATGAAATTGTACATGGGCTAAAAAAAGATATTGATGGTCAGGAATTAACAAAATTATATATAGCAGCTCAAGCTCAATTAGAGAAATTAAAAATTGAAGAGATTGACAACCAATTTAATAATACAATACCTGTTATAGGAAAAATTGCTGCTGGCACCCCAATAGAAGCTGTACAAGATATAGTTGATAGAATTGCCCCTCCATATAAAACAAATAATGTTGATGAACTTTTTGGACTTGTAGTAAACGGTGAATCCATGAATAAAATTGTTCCCAACGGTCATTACGCAATACTAAAAAAACAACCTGATGTGGAAAATGGAGAAATTGCTGCTGTGATTGTGAATGGTCATTATGCAACTCTGAAAAAAGTATATAAGTTTACCGACTTAATGATACTTGAACCTTATTCTCATGATGAAAGTTTCAAGGACCAACAATTCTCGCGAAATAATTGTGAAGATATAAAAATAATTGGTAAGTTTTTATACAGTGTGAGTCCAATCATTCAGTAATTAGGCGGTGAAACAGTGTATGTAGTCGGCAAATGCCGACTGAATGAAATTTTAAAAGAGAAGAAAATAACACAAGTAGATCTAGCATTAAAGTTAGGTATGAAAAAACAACAAGTTCATTCTTATGCAAATAATGATAGAATCATGTCTTATCAAACCGCTAAGAATATTGCTTCTCAACTTAACGTGAATATGGAAGAACTATATGATTTCATTCAGTTGGATAAACAGTGAGAATTTCTCACTGGGCCTAATAGTCAATCAAATAGTTGACTCGTGCATTTGTCTAATTAGTTCTGATGAAACATATGATATAGAAAATTAGTTAAGAAAGGAGTATATGCAAATGAAATGTGTCATTTATAGACGTGTATCCACTGACATGCAAGTTGAAGAAGGCATTTCATTAGACATGCAAAGACTTCGTCTTGAACAATACGCTAAATCGCAAGGTTGGGTAGTAGTAAATGATTACTGTGATGAGGGATATAGCGCAAAAAATACAGAACGACCAGCTTTTCAACAAATGATAAAAGATATGAAGAAAAAACAATTTGATATTATTCTTGTTTACAGATTAGATCGCTTCACTCGTTCTGTGTCAGACCTACATTCTATTCTAAAAACAATGGATGAATATAATGTTAAATTTAAGAGTAGTACAGAAATATTTGATACAACAACCGCTACTGGAAGAATGTTTATTACATTAGTTGCGACACTTGCACAATGGGAGCGAGAAACCACAGCGGAACGTGTACGAGACTCCATGCAAAAAAAGGCTGAATTAGGTCTGAGAAATGGAGCTAAAGCGCCCATGGGATATGACCTAAACAAAGGAAACTTATATATCAATCATACTGAAGCTGAAATTGTAAAATACATATTCGAGATGTTTAAAACAAAAGGTATAATAAGCATCGTAAAATCTTTAAACAGTCGTGGTGTAAAAACCAAGCAAGGGAAACTATTTAATTATGATGCAGTACGCTATATTATAAATAATCCAATTTATATTGGGAAAATTCGATGGGGAGAAGATATTTTAACCGATATTGCTCAAAAGGATTTCGAAAGTTTTATTGATAAAGATACATGGTATACGATTCAACAAGTACAAGATAGTAGAAAGATAGGAAAAGTTAGGTTGCATAATTTTTTTGTATTCTCTAATGTTTTAAGATGCGCAAGATGTGGAAAACATTTTTTAGGAAATAAACAAGTAAGAAGCCATAATAGAATTGTAATGAGCTATCGATGTAGCTCAAGACATCATAAAGGAACATGTGATATGCCTCAAGTTCCAGAGGATGTAATTGAAAAAGAATTTCTAAACCTCTTGGAAGATGCAATCGTTGATATTGATGATACTGAAGAGAAACCAATAGAGTTAAGTAATTTACAAGAACAGTATAATAGAATCCAAGATAAGAAAGCACGTTTAAAATATCTGTTCATAGAAGGAGATATTTCTAAGAACGAATATAAAAAAGATATGTTAACACTGACCCAAGAAGAGAACATAATTCAAAAACAACTGGCTAATATAACAGATACAGCATCTTCATTTGAAATAAAAGAACTTTTAAATCAGTTGAAAGATGAATGGTTCAATTTAAACAACGAATCCAAGAAAGCAGCTGTAAATGCAATTGTATCTTCCATTACAGTTGATGTAACAAAACCTGCTCGTGTAGGTAAGAATCCAATTGCACCAGTAATAAAGGTTACAGATTTCAAAATAAAATAACCGCAGCCTAACTGTATTCATTTGATGTAGTTAGGTTGTGTTTAATTGACCGAACACCATATAACTACAACAAAAGAGCACAGCGTGTATATAAAGTGCGACCAACACTCTATATACCGTCCGCCTAACCTAGATAGGCAAACACCTGCTGTACTCTTACGCACTATTTTACAGTACGTAAGGGCTCCTTAGCAACAGTTTGCTTACACTTGGCATTCTGTTGCTTTTTCGTTATACAAAGGGGCTAATTAATGATGGAAAAGAAACGTATCGATGTTATCGCAACTAAGGAATCCTTCCACAATCTTGCTACATTTAAAGAAGTAGAGGAATTAAACAAAACTGTACGTACATACAGAGACGCTATCCGTATGTCTATTAAGCGTACTGACGTACAATCTAAACTAATTACATTACTTGAAATTTTAAAGCGCCACAGTTGCAAATATGTAGGTGTTAGTTTCCTATGCAAAAATAGAATAGCTGAAAAGATGGAAGTTTCATATAAAACTGTACAACGTTTAATGAAGAAGCTTGTGGATCTAGAGATGGTTAAGCAAGTAGCAATGAAGCGTACAAAAGATATGCTTCAAACTTCTAACGCTATTATTATTCAACCGATTGTGAAAGAAGTGTCCAACAAGGTAGATACAAAAAGTCCTACAAAGTGTCCTACCATTAAAACAACCCCTGTTTCCTTAAAACAAAATATAAAAGATAAAAACAAACGTAATAGTAATGAGAATAGCAATACTCCAGAAGAGAATATTGAACAAGCTGATTTCGTTGCTCATTGGGTACCAAAACGTTTTGTTTCTTTAGTTAGCTCTTTTTACAGTGAATCTAAAACAATTCAAGAACTGTGGAAGGTCGTAAGACAGTGTAATAAAACTATTAACTTCTCTACAGATGATAGAGCATTTACTAAAGACCAGGAACTTACTATTGGCTTGAAAGCTATTAAAGAATTCGTTATGAAAATTAAATCCGGAGCAAAAATGAAGAAGGGTAAATTCGCTTATTTCAACGGAATTGTAAACAACTTAATGGACAAGTTTTACTTTGATAAAGAGTTTATGGAAGCATAATACCTCCGATAAATACGAACAAGCGTTTGATTTATTCTCAACAACTTGGTATTATATGGTTAGATATTCCGTACATAAAGCGAGGTATACACCATGAAACCATTAACAAGTAGACAAGCTGAAATTTTAACTTTTATCCAAGGAAAGGTCATGGAAAACGGATTCCCTCCCACTGTTAGAGAAATCTGTAAAGCTACTGGACTTGCTTCTAGTTCCACAGTGCATGGGCATTTAATGCACTTAGAAGAGAAAGGGTATATTCAGCGAGATCCATCTAAACCACGTACCATAAAAATTTTAAAAGGGGGACTCATATGATTACCAATCCAATAGCATTTGAGAAAGATAAATTAATTAGGGATATTTATTCGAAACAAAAAGATATTGCGGCTTTATTATTAAAGCATGAAAATCGTCAAGAGATTGCACACCTTGTTTATAAATGGCAATCTCACAGAAATTTTTTTATGCAAAACGCTGCCATCACAAGAATACCTTTAGATGAACTTAAAGAAAGACATAAAAAAGTTACCGAATTACTTGAGCAGGTAGAGTTATATACAATCCAATAAACATTGATAAATAATACCAATATCTCCAATGTTTGATATAATGATGTTGTTATTATTTATCGGGAGGTTATTTCATGAGTTATGATACTGTAGCATCGCTACAACGTATGGAACAATTGCAACAGGCTCAAGCTGCTGCCGGAAAACGTTTAGTACTAAAGCCAATATATTCTTCTGTAGATGTTGCATTAATAATCGTTGCGGTTATTCTATTCATTCCAACTTTTACTTTTTCTTTAGTGGCATTTTTAGTTTACTATTATACAAAATTCTTTTTCATGAAAACACGGTTAGTAAAGAATGTAGCTACAGGCGAAAAGTTTTACGTTGATAAACAGGAATTCAAACAATACAAGAAGGATTTTAAGAATAAGGAAAAACAAGTTAGAAAGATATCTGATTTGTAATAGTAGTATTTTATAATTATTTCATATAAGATGTTATTAAAATATTAAAAGGAAGTGTTTTGATGGAATTTACTAAATGGCAACTTGAAGTGCTATCTGAGTTAGTTAGTGAAAAAAGTAAAGAAGCTTATAAACCCGGTAACACTACTGGAAACGTAACGATAAATGGCAGATCATATCAAGCGTTCCCTGAAAGTGCTGGAGATGAAAATAACTTAAAAGCTTTAGATGACAAATTAGAAGCCGCTCTTCAATCGAAATAAAGTAAAAAAGCCGACTCAATTAAGAGCCGGCCCTTTTTCTGTTTACTATTTAATTTTTACATAATAAGAACTAGCTGTAATGTAGAACACATTACCCTTACTATTCTTCACTTTATATTGTGATGAGCCATTTACAGATACCTTATCGATGATTGTAAATCCTAATCCTGTATCAACTGTACCTGCAGCATAACTTGCATTCCACGTAGGACGATCATAGTAATTTAAACTATTAACCTTTGATTCTACTCTTTTACCAGCTACAGATACATCTTGTCCACTGTTGTAACGAATGTATGATGAATCATAATAAATCCACTGGTTACCACCAAGGTTTAACCAATTTCCTAACTTACCCCAAACTTTATAAGACTCATCTTTTTGTAATTTGCGGATAACATTATTGCTTGTGGATGGACCAGACCGAAGGTTAACATTTTGACCATCAATATAAGCTACTCCACTTGCTTCCGCTACGTTCCCTGAAGGTTGTTGTGGTTTTGCTTCCACACTAACAGAATGACCGTTATACGCCTTTACAACATCGTTTCTAAATTGTGATTCTGATACACCATGACTTTTAAGATATTGTATTGGGTCTTCATGATCTGTACCGCCAAGTTTGTATGTAATATCTTTATGAGTCCATAATCCAACACTTGGATGGATGTTTCTATCACGTAAGATTTTAGCAAGTAACTTTACATATCTTTCATATGATTTCTTAAATTTAATAGGGTCACTTGTTTCGGATAATTCCACATGAACAAATCGTTTATTGGCAGCTGGACCAGCTCCCCAAGCTTGATATTTAGTAGAAGCGATTTGAATCGTTTCATCCCAGTCTGTTGCATAATGAACGAATGCACTACGCCATGTTCTAGCTTCATAATTTCTGATATTAATAGCCGGGGCTTCTGGTGTTGCTGTACTATGAGCCACAACACCTTCATATGCTCCATATCCATTACGGTATTCAACTTTTGGTAGTCCTGAAATAATCATTTCTCTATCCGCAAAAGCACTTGCTGCAGACGTTAATGTAATCATGGCAGCCATCGAAATCGAAACTAAGATTTTAATAGATTTTTTCATTTGTCATCACCATTCCCCATAATTTTTTGTTTGATTTCAGATACATCTTTAGATAGCGCTCCAAATGCCTCAGCCTGTTTAGTAATTACAACCTGATTTTCTGTAATTGTTTGCTGATACTTCTCTTCACGTTCTTTATTTTCTTGACGTGATGCTTCTAGTAACTCCTTACTTTCTTTCCTCGAAGAGAATAAAAGCCAAACAAAAAGAGCGCCGAAAGCGCCCTGCTGAATTATTGAATTGAAAATTTGTTCCTCCACTGTTCTCATCTCCTTTCGAACAATAAAAAAGAGAAGCGAAATCGCCCCTCTTGATCTATGAATTAAATTTATTCAAAGCCGTATTTTATTAATATTTAGTTATCTAACTAAGGGTTTAATCACATCATACAAAGTAATCCAGAAAATAACCGATATTAAACTGCCATAAAATAAACCTTTACCAAAGTTGACTTTTTCAACCATACTCTCCACCTCTTCTGATACATTTACTTATAAATTATATTAAATGTGTTAATTCTTAATGGATTCGATGTGAACTTAGTAAATTTACCTTCTAAAATAAAAAGAGAGACAATTGCTAGTCTCTCTTTGAAATGAATGCAGTATTATTTTAATTAATTTATCTCTTTATTCTCAGTCATATTAATCTTATTATTATCATTAAGTTGATCAGATGGTATGGCATTTAATCTCATACCTCTAGATGTTACATCGATATGATTCCCTCTAGATTGATTTAATAATTGGATAGCAAATGTTTGGTGGCTCTTTTCCTTTGAGTTTACAAATCTATCAGCAGCTACTCCTTGTAAATTACAATTTGTCGCTCCATAAAATACAAATCCCGTACCATCCTCTCTTCGAATACGAGTCCCATATTGCCATCCATTTGCTTCCGCTAATAAACCGTATCCGACAATGTCATTTCCTGCAAAAACAAATCCATGTTTACTGTTATCTTGAGCTTCAGAACCCGTTAACACAATACGACTTGCTGTGATATGGAATCCGTCACCTTGGTCTGAATTCACTCTTCCGGAGAACCATGCTTTACAATTCACATACCTACTATTTGTAGCTGCATCACCTACAAAGATACCATAAACCCCACTTTCACCAGATGAGCAATCAGTAAACCAATTATCTTGAGCGTTTGAATGAATTCCTATTCCATCACTTCGTAATACCTGTAACCCTTTAATTTGACTTTCTCCACGTCCCTCAATATATAGACCATCACCTTTTGTTTCCGAGATATAAATATTTTCAATGTAATGTCGAGCATCATGTTCTTTCAATATGCTTTTTTTCTTCATTTCCTCGGCACTACGTGTATTAATAAACTCAATTCCTCTCGCTTTGGATGATGATTGATATTCTCTATTCCCATCTATCGTAAAATCACGTAAATAGACCATTTGAGCCGTTTTAGATTTTAATACTATGAGCGGTTTATCACTATTTGGCTTCGATTTTAAAATAGTCCCTTTCCCACTTCCGACTAGTTGTACATAAGAAGGTATTTGAATTTGATCCAAAAGAAAAGTACCTTTTGGTATAAAAATAACACCTCCTGATTTCCCTAATGAATCTATCGCTTTTTGGAAATATTTTGTGCTATCAGAAAAACCAGTAGAATCTGCGCCTTGTTCTTCCACGTTAACTATAGTCTCCGTGCTTATTTTTTTAGCGATTTCACTTATGTGAACGCCATTTGAATCCTGCTTTATTAATTTAAATATAAAACAAGTCAATATTAATATTATTAGTAGTAATCCTGTGACGATTTTTTTCAAAATATCAACCTCTTCATTCTATAATCTTACTCTAGAATACAAGGATTGTAAGAGGAATTCCATTATTTCAAATAAATCGCATCAGGAAAAATAGTTTTCAAATGGTCATACCCTTGTACATGATAGTTATAAGACCTCTCAGATACATCTGGTTGAAAATCAAAAAGTCTCACATCAATAACAGGTCTTTCTTCTAAGTAAGCTTCTCTTGAAATATATAATTTCAACTCAATTGTCATTGTAGTATTTCCGTTCAAATTTGTAATAATCGCAAATGCATTTTCTGCAATTAAGCCATTATTTAAAACGTATTTTGGGATTTGTAATGCCATGTAATTTCCTCCTTCTATGGTACATTTACTATGATTGTTCCGTCTGTATCGTTTGTGGGCGCCCCTTTTCTAATACGTAAGTTTTTCGCTACATCTACCCAGAAGTGATAATCGCCCATTTGAAAATGTTTACCGTTCCAAGTATGATGAATTGTTTTTAAAATCGCGTTTACCGCAAAAGCGCCCCCTGTTTCTATTGGCGTTAATAACAATTCTCTGTTTTCATGATTAATTTTAAAATCCCATCTCGATTTTGTTTTTCCATCACCGCTATATTTTTCTAATCGCATGACAGTTCCTTGTGCTTCATCGTGATCAAATCGCATGATTGGTCCTAACGAATGCCCTCTTTCCTGTGCGGCACGTACATAAAAAGGTGTAGCTTCGTTAAAATTCTCCACGTTAAGCGACATGTTATTAGCTTTTATTCTGTGAGTAACCTTTCCATCTAAATCAGTCTCGCTAATATTCACAACATTACTAAGGCTTAGTTGAGTCTCAATAAGAGCAGATATTTTCATATGCATTGAGGTAATCGTAAGATTATTACCAGCTGCATCGTTAAGAAATTGAATTGCATAAGATTGTCGTGGATCAACCGAACCAAATCTGTTCGATGCAATACCTTGAATATTACAGTTTTTTGCACCAACCAATAAGTAACCTGTTGCACCAGCGTAAATAGTACCAGAAATATACTGCCAACCGTTGGTATCAGTGATTAAACCTGAACCTATAATATCTTTTCCTTTAAATACAAAACCGTGTTTTGCATTATCTTGTGCCTCACATCCGATTAGTCCGATTCTGGTACCGCGAATGTCAAAACCATCCCCCTGTTCCTGATCTAACTTTCCACTAAACCAAGATTTACAGTTTATATAACGAGAATTACCATCTTTGTCACTAGAAATAATCCCCTGTAGTCCAGATTCACCAGCGCTTAAAGACTCATACCAATTATCTTGGGAATCAAGATAGAACCCATTTTTATCACATCTTAAAGTTTGAACAGCCTTAACTTGCGATTCACCACGTCCAGTAATTATGAAGCCAGTTCCTTTAGTCTCATAAATATAAACGTTTTCGATATAATGCCGAGCATCATGTTCTCCCACAAGGGAATCTGCAAACATTGCTGCAGCATCTCTTGTATTTATAATATATATACCACCAGCAGCATCACTGGTTTGGTTATCTTTATTTCCGTCAAGCCTTAAATTCTTAATTCCAATCATTTGCGATGTATCTTTTTTTAAAGTAATTAATGAAATATTGCTTCCTGATTTTTGTTTCAGAATGGATTTTTTTCCAGTCCCCATGAGAATTACATAAGATGGTATTTTCAATTGCGATACCATAAAAATACCTTCTGGAATTAATACCTTTCCACCTCTCCCTTCTAAAGAATCAATTGCAGCTTGAATTGCAAAAGTATTATCTTCTAATATTACATGCGCACCAAAATTTCTAATATTTATTGCGATGTCAGCTAACCGCGCATCAATCTCATCAGCTCTTTTACCTGCCGTATCATATGATTTACCGGTAAAACTACTTGTTCTAAAATCCACGAGTTCACTAATAGATGGATTTTCATTTGTCATATTAGCGATTTGATCATCGTACTTCTTTTCTAAAGCGAATTGCTTATGTTTCGTTTCTTTAGAGAGTGACGTTGCTGTTTCTGTCTCTTTATTAATAGC